TTTTGTAGGAAACGCTAAATATGATGGGTGATTATTTATTTGACCAGTTGTAAAAGCATTATATCCTTGTTCTTTGTAATATTTGGGACCTCTTCGACCTTGTATTTTACCAGAACTAATATCATCAATTAGTCTGTTCATTTCAGATATTCTTTCATCAAATTCTTTGTTTTTTATACTTTGGTACTCTATAAGATTTGGTTTCGTTGATTGAAAGGCTCGTTTATCTTTTACAAATTCTAACGGTATACCGGTGCGTCTTGCTAGCTCAGGTCTAGTGAACTCTTGATTTTTATTTTGTTCTAAAAAATTTTCTAATACATTTTTTCTTCGTGCTGACTCTTTTTCTACAGCACCTATACCTAATCTATCTGCTAATTTTTGATCTCCTGCTCTATCAACTAAACCTCTCATGGCTTTTACAGAGGTGCCAGTCAATTCAGCCGCTTCTTTTAGAGACGTAGCATTTTTAATTTTTTCTAAATTAGTTGCGTCTTGCTGAGCTTTTTTTTCTTTAGTTATTTGTCGTCCTCTATCTTCTGCAAATTTAAAATTTGTTAAATCAACTTCGGGGTTTGCCTTCTCTATTCTATCTATTGATTTCTTGTAAGATTTAATATCAAACTTAAATTTTTTTTGAGCAGCCTTAGATCCCATTTGAGCTATGCCTTCTGGGTTATCTTCGATTATTTTTATGATTCTATTATCAATATCTTTTTGTTTTGATACTAATCCTTTACCCTTGCCTACACCTGGCAAAATTTCGTAAGTTGGTTTTCTAATTTCTTCAGGTAATTTTGTGCCACTACCTGCGCCCTCATCTGCTGGTGCTAATGCGATCCGTGGTCCGGTGTCCATCCCTGGTGGTCCGTCTGCACGACCAATAGCTGGTAATGGTTCGCCACCGAATAATTGTTTGACTTGTCGTACCTCTGGTAAATCAGATGTAGATTTTAAAACTTGATTAATATTTTTAAGTCCTATACCTGCTAACTTTTTTATCGCAACTGGTGGTAACAAAAAGTCTAAAGCATCTAATGGCGCTAATGCTATAGATAGTCTATCATCACTGGTTAATTGTTCTCCCCTTTTTAATTTATCAAACGCTTGTCTTTGATTGCCATAAAAAAACTGTCCAACTCGACTTAGGCCCTCTGTAAAACCCTCTCTTCTAAATCCTGCTTGCTCTAAAAGATTCATGGCTTTTTGGTTTTGTAAAACGGAACTAGGTAAATCAAACTCACCCGCAAACTCTTCAAACTCTGTCCCTTGAAATGCTTGTTGTGTAGCTAAGGATCTTAGCTGTTGATCCTTTTCTATCTGATCTAAAGTTTCTTGTTCAGGTGTTAACAGTTTGTAAGCTCCCGCTATCAAAGAAGCCACGGGTTTAAAACCTGGTTCTTGCTGTGATGGATCTACTCTTTGTTGTGGTATGACAGATCTTTGCGGTACAAAAGGTTTATCTTCTTGTTGTTGTGTTGCTTGTGGAAAGTCAATACCTATTTGTGGCCTAGGTAATGGTAATGATCCCCCGTTAGCCATGTAGGCGGGGTCATTTAAGATTACATCATCAAAAGGATTGTAGGCCATTAATAATACTCCGTTTGTCCGTGGTCCGTGGGCTCATCTTGGTAGTCATCATGCAACGCTACAAAGTTCCCCTTACGAAACCGTAGTAGTGCTTGGCTCATAGAGTCGACAAGATCGTCATGTTCTGCGTGTGGAAACATAGCACATTCCTCTATCATCTCTTCAGCCCAGCGTTCATTCGGTGCCCATACTGCGCCACTCTCAAAAACAGGAGCAACAGCGTGCACTCTCGATAACTTATCATTGCCTTTGCTAGGTGTAAAGTTGATAACGGGTATACCGAGCTGACGTAATTCTTGTATGAGCGGGAGGCCCGAGGCTTTTGCTTCTATGATCACGGACTCCGGTTCCCAGTATTTATACTGCTCCAAAGCTATACGTTTAAGCTCAGGGAACTCTAGCCTATCTTTAACGACATCTAGCAAAATTATATTGGGTGTTACTTCGTCAGGATAAAACACACCCCACGTGGATATAGCACTATAGTCACCCGTTTCTTTTTTGGTAAACGCTGTATCGTAAGATTGTATGATATGGCGTAGCATGGGTATTTCTTTCTTGTCCCATTCTTGCCACCACTCACGCCGTATGATTGCACCCTCTTCGCCGGTAGGATTCTGCTGCCACTGGGCTTGCCATTTACGCTCACTCAGTGATGCTTTGACAGATTCTAATTCTTCTAACTTCCAATATTCAGGCCACACAGGTTTTTCATTAGGTAGGATTGCAGGAAACTCTATTACGTCCCATTGGTCTGCTTTGACTTCGCCCATCGCTCTTACTAAGTTTCCGGTCAGATCTTTCTCTGACCAACGGGTCATCACACAG